TCGTTGGTATAGTGAGTGCGTCTGAATATGACGCTTCATTTAACACTATGATTTTAATGAACCTGTTGTAGTCATTAGCATCTACTGGTGTACCAAGTGCTGTAAGAGCGTCCGCAACCGTTAGAAAAGGACGATAAAACGATCCATTTCTAGTCCCATCAACAATAGAAGAACTGTCCACATAATATGAGTTTGGGAGTGTGGCAAATAATCCTAACTGATTGTTGTAGAAACTAAAACTTGTCATATAAGGAACCAGTACACTTTTTGGCTACTAGCAGTGGAACGGGCATACACGTTAGATATGTTATTTGCTGGAAAGATGAATACATCCCCTGCATTGAGTGGCATACCGTCTGTAGTATCTGTAGTACCAGCAGTAACATCTGAGTTACCAATATACACCGCCTCTGTATTTGCTAAATCAGCACGCACCACAATGCCAGATTGTGCTGTAACGCTAGAAGCACTAAGTTGGAGTGCTGTAGTACCAATGGCACTAAGTGCCCCATGATCCATGAACTTGTATGTATTTACGTTTTGTACTCGTTTAGCTCTTGGCATATCCACTCTAATGCTTGAATAAATCCTTTTGTCGTGTTTGAATCGTTTACTAAGTTCCTTCTTATCTGCTCATGATATAGCTTTTCCATCTCAGACTTCTTCTCTTCTACCTGTTTTATATCCGCCAAATGTTTCTTTCTTGCATCTATACTTTTCTTAAGCCACCATTTCATGGGCAAGATGTATTTTTTTTGAATACTCCTCATACTATGAGTTTCTTACTGCAAAGAGAATGACAAAGTCTTCGTCAGCACTTGCATTTTCTATAGTGATAGTGATGTTTCCGTATATAGGCTCACCCATGTCAGTCTCACTATATTCACCTTTAATATCTTGCTCTATAAAATACTGAACATTGTTTCTTTCAGTAATAACAATATCGTATACAGTATCGCTAGAAGTTGGCATAACTACTAACTTTGTAAGTATGCCGTGAGTTAATACAAAAGATGCACTGGCTGTACCGCTAGATGTTGTAATTGTCTCTATGTGGTCAGAAAACAGTACACCGTTCATATTATTGATTTGTTACTCCGAATAGTTGCACAGTAAATGTACCAGCACTTCTATTTGACAACTGTACATTAAGAGTTGCAAATCCGTCTGTACTTACCTCTACTTGTTCTACTGAGTCAGTACCTGAGTACACAATACCAGTATCACCAGCGATGACAGCTGATTGAGAATTTAGATTCCAGCTTCCAGCAAAGTCCCACTCATTACCCACAGCAGCCGCAGAAGTAAAATCTACATCTGTTGAAGGTAGAAAAGAACCAGCAATTTTGATAGTTCCTGCTGCACTTGATGCTGTAGAAACAACTATAAATAAATGTCTGTATGCGGTTACGTCAAAGTTAGCCCCCCAGCTGTTTGAGTTTGCACCAGATAGGAAAGTGTGCAACAACTTGTATCTTGATTGATTTGCCATATGTATATGTTAATTAGCTTATGAGAAGGAGCTGCAGTCTCCCTCTCGAAGATAACTATCCTTTTGAGATTTCAGTTCATGAGGTAGCACGTAGTGCTTGGTAATACACCACAGTGTCGTTTCCTGGATCAGCAGAAAAAGTAAGAGTAAGTGTATTAGCAGTTGGCACAGCTTGTAGGAGTGTTACGTTGCTAGTACCGTTGTCTTTGATTTGAGCAAAAACTAGGTCGGTAGCCGCAAGTCCTGTAACTGTGATAGCTTCAGCAGCCGCACCACCAGCAGTGGTAGCTTGTGCTGCAAATACTACTACGTGAGAAATAGTTTCTCCACCAGCAATAAATCCATTTTCGGAGCTTACTGGACCACTAAAATGTGTAGTTGCCATAATAATTTTGGTTATGTATTAGCGTTAATAGCGTTCCTCCTATTTGGCAATAGGGTCAACACCCAGCCGTTCAGTTCAGCATTATGCTGTGTGGTATCCTACTACGTTTTCGTAAGAGTCTACAGTGAAGTTTTCGCGGTAGTTAGCTCGGTATACGTAGTTAAGACCATCTGTAAACTTAGGCTCAACAATGTCTGTTACAAGCCCACGTCGGTCAATTCGTGACACAGTGTGGAATTGTCCAAGAAGCCACCAGTTGTCGTTGTTACCACCAAATTGCGGTCCAAGGTATGGTGAACGTTTTACTGTAATACCATATCGGCTAAGGATTACGTTGATGTTGTTATCAGCAGTGTTCGCAAGGAGTTGTGAATCAGCAATTTCAACAGCATTTTTGAATCCAAGTGAAGTAACAAGGAGGCATTTTGGCATACGTGGTACAACCACACCAGCTTGGTTTGGTTGCTCATTAAGAGACGTAATACCTTCATTAAGTGTGTCTGGAGTAAGTGCACCAGCCATGAGGTTGTCTACAGTGTCTCCTGAGATAGTAGTATGACTTGCAGAGAGAAGTGAGGTACCAGAGTTGGTAGCCAAGTTATCTCGGTAGATAGACATACCTTTGATTTCAGAAGTAACACGAGCCATTTCTCCAAGTTGTCGGAGAAGTTCAGCCACAGTGTCAAACTTTTCATCTTCGAAGTATTCCATTGAAAGTGGCACATCTTCAGCAAACGTATTGATAACGGTTGTTTTGTATTGTGCTGTTTCGATTGAATCTTCTTTAACTTTTTGTGATTCACCACGAGCTTCAAAAAGTCCTGGACCTTTGAAGTTAGCTGTAGTGTGTGCACCTGTATCGGTTGACTTTTGTCGCATGACCATTTCGTCACGCACAGAAGCCATGTATGGGTCGTCAAATGGAGCTGCGTATGTTTTCATTACGATTTCATCGAGCAGTTGTCTATTGACGACACCTAGGTTATTTGAACCTTGTACTGGAGTCATAAGTGTTTAATTAAGTGAATTATGTAGATGAACCACCTTCTGTAGCGTATGAACGTACAGAGTAGTCAATAGTTCCTGCGTCAGTATCGTATGCAAGAAGTTGTAGTCCGTGAACGTTTGGATCATCACCTTCGTCAGCGTCTACAGTGTATGCACCACCACCTGACACATCGTAAGTAACAGTGTCATAAAGAACACCATCATCTACAGTTGCACCAGAAGTATAATCTGTTCGGAGTACAGTACGGTTAGGTTCAACGATAAGTACATCTACTGTCCCATCTGCTGTAGCAGTTTCAGTTGATGCAGTAACAGCAATACCCCAAAGTGGAGCTGCGTTTGTTGGTTCTCCATCAGCAACGTGTCCTACTGCATTAGTGGTCTTTTTTACAGGCTCACCTGGTAGAATTTGAGTGTCGCTTGATGTAGTACGGTCTTCAACACGAAATGTACGAATAATCGTATTAAGTGTTGAATTGATTACTTTGACATCATTTTGTGCCATATCAATTATTTTAATTTGGATAAATCAATACCTGCGGCTTTGGCAAACTTAACATCTTTAGCTGACCATTGCTGCTTTTGCTCTCTCACTTTGTGTCCTGCTGTTGACATGCCACCAGCTGTACCACGAGTTGCGAGTGCTTTTTTGAGTTCAGCGTTTTCTTCTGCAATACTGTCTTCATTGGCTAGAATCTTTGCTCGTCGCACATCTTTTACAATATCTCCCGTAGGGTTAATATCATGCTTTAGAATGTGCGTGATAAGCTCAGCTTCGTCCTTTGTAGAAGCGATAGAAGTAATAGCTTCCTCATATCGTTGTTCTTGAGATTGGTATTGTATCTCTCGAACACGTGACTCAAGTTTCTCTTCCATGCGTTTTTCTATTGACGCAATTTGGTCGTCTATGTCCTCGACCGATTCTTGAGTGTGAGCTTCTTTACGCTCACGCTTTAGCTCAACAATGCGAGCCTCAGCTTTTTCTCGGCGTGCTCGTTCTTCTTCGAGCTTTGCCTTGTAATCGACACCTGTGTTTTTAGACTCTTCACTGAGCGTGGTTTCGCTTTTGTTTTCTTCTGTTGTCGCCTCAGAAGTAGCAGTTAAGTCTGCTTCGTTTATTTCGACTTGTGACATAAAACGTTAGGTTAAGGGTAACGCACCCATGTATAAAAATCGTGTCCTTGTAAACACGATTCTATACATTTGAGAGTAGAACGGCTAAGTCCTCTCATTTGTATAGAGTCCTGTTAACAAGGAATAGCCGTTCCTATTGAATTGTTAGAGTGATAGTATTTTTTGTATTTTACGCTTTCTCACATCTTCGTGATGTAAGCCAGCTTTACCAAATAACATGTCCTGCTCGTTTTTAGATTCTTTGTACATCTTTCTCATTGCCACCTTTTCCATCTCTCCACCTAGCCATTTATTAAACTCATAGGATTGTATCGCTTTTGCTTCTTGCTTATACTGTTGCTTCTTCCAGTCTGGTAACTCGTTCCAGCTCTCCTCTAAGTCTTTAAGCGTTACAGCTTTGTATAAATGTCCTAGTAGCCATTCTTTTATCATAGTGCCGTTGGGTTAGCTCCTTGCCTATTAAGTATTTTATCTGTCATGCCAGTGCCTTGTGGCTGTCCTGCCTGTGCCATCATTGGCTGTCCTTGCTTTTGTTCAGGCAAGTATTTGTCCTCATCTCCAGGTACATAGTTGTTGAGCAGGAAGTGTCTTGTTACTTCCTTCACCGCTGTTGGATCTTGTGCAATGACAGGATTAGCAATAGCACGGTCATACGCTTCAAGGTTAAGTGCTTTACGGATAGACTCAGATTGACTAAATAGCATGTCCGCTTCTACTTTTGTCTTATACTTTAATGTTCTGAACAGTGTAGGGTTTACCTCTGCGAGTGTCATGTCTAGTGCCTTCTCTTGGCTGAGTAACTCATAGCTTCTCATGAGTGCTTCCTCTTCGCTTGCAAACTTTTGTTTCTTAAATGATATTTTGCGAGCTGTTTTCTTTCCATCTACCATTCTGTCTGGTACAAGTATTTCTCTAAACCGTAGTACAGACGTTTCGCCAGTAGTTTCAAGCCCTTCAGCCACAGTCATAAACTGTAAGATTGAGCCGATACGCAAGTCTCCAAACTCTTCCACCATGAACTTGACCATTTTACCAAATAGCCCGAGCACTTTCATTGCGTTCTCTTGAATAGTTGCTACTTCAAATGCTGTGTTTGCTCCCCTTGGTGTTCCACCACCTGTAAGGTTAGACGCTGAGTTCATTGAGATACTTTCTTCCATTGCCTCAAGCATTGTCATTGCAAAGTTCATGTTTGCTCCTACATTGAGTGGAGTGTATGTCGTACCTTCCATAAATGTAGTTACTTTACCAGGCACAACTATTGGGCTATCTACCTCTTCATTACCATATGTAACACCAGGAGGCATTGTTTGAAGCATTGCAGAGTCAATAGCAAGTCCATATAACACGTCAATAACAGACTGCTCTGGTGCAATTTTAGCAACAAGTGACTTCTTATAAAAGAATCTGTCGTTGAAAGGTTCGAACCCAAAGTGAACAAATGGGTATTTCTTATCAGTACGTTGCATTGGTCTGTTTGGATCACCATGTACCATTACACCGTTTACAATGACAATCTCAAGGTCAGCGAGTCTGTTGTAGTATGTAACTTCTTCTACAAGTCTATTTCTGAGTCCCTCCTCATATCGCTCATAGAACATGTCTTGTTCGTCTGCGTAGAATACACGTATACCAGGAGTAACGTATTCAAAGTCTGGTAAGTGTCCGTATTTAAGTTGAGCCTCAGTAAAGTCAATGATACGTCTTTTAATCAAGAACGGTTGCTTTTGTAGGTCTGGTTCATACACATTACCAATAAACATGTCCTCACATGGCACGATAAGGTTTTGAAATCCACTAAATATATCATCAAGTATTTCTTTTTCTGTGTATCCATTAGTAGTAAGCTCTTTGATGGTTCGGTACACCTCAGCAAACCCATCTTCAATAAACACTGCTGGGCTATACATTGCACCAATAACAGCGTTTACAAATGTTTTTTCATATTGTGAACTGTCAAGAGAAAACTCGACAAGGTCTTTCATTACCATTGCAGCGTCTCTATCTAGCTCACTGTTTTGATTTTGAGCTATAACATTAGGGTATAAAACGGCAGCGGTAACGTTAGCTGCGATAGAAATAGCTTTAGCACGTGTAACAGGCTTTACTACGTTAGCACGCCATGAGTCATTAGGGTCTTCACTGGGTGCTGGGATATAACTGTTAAATGCTCGCTCATCATCATCAATTTGTGATATAAGGTCACGGTCATTAAACTCTGCGTATGTGTTATCACGAATGTATTGAGCCTCTGCATAGTCGTATTTGACAGCATGTAGTCTATCTCGCACTTCTTTATCAGGACTATAAATAGATACATTGTCTAGTATCTTTTGTTTTTGATCGAAAATTGGCTCAATAAGTAGCTTCATAATTATCTGTTAAACCGTAGCTTTTGTTGATGACGTGTATAGCTAGGTGTGTATGTTTTTGTTGTGGTTGGCTCTCTTTTAAGAGAAGTAATAGCGTATCTGATAGCGTCCATTGCATGGTTCATTGTATCCTCTGGTATGTTAGGTGATACAGGTTTACCGTCTCTGTCTGTCTTCCATAAATAATTGCGATATTCTTTCAAGATGTTTACACTTCGTTTGGTGACTTGTATCTTTTGGTCTTGTACATACTGGATACCTTGTTGTATGCTTCCTGGTCCTTTCTTGGTGGGTAGTACAGGAATACCAAATGTTTTTATCTCATCAATACTTTTAGGCTCTGCACTGTCTGCTATGACAAGTGTTTTGCTATTTGGTAGATTGAGGATAGTGTCAGCTATAGCTTTATTACTCAGCCCTGTAGAGTAACACTCCTCATCTAGTATAAATCCTCCATTGTATCTATATACGGCTACTATAGTAGTAGGGTCGATAGTATACCCAAAGTCTAATCCTCTACGCTCTAGGCGTGCCATGTGCGGTATGTCGTCTATAACTTCCCACCCAGTGTATACTCTACCGTCAACTTCTCCTAGTTGACCCTCTCCGTATACTTTCCACCAACGAGCATTATTCTTTCTAGCCTCAATGGCTTTTACAATCTCCTCTGGTAGTGCCTCGTTATCTTTGTATGTTAAAATGATATGCTCTACATCATCCCGTGTAGCAAGCACGTCTGTGTAAAACCAGAACTCATGTGATGGGTTCCAATCTAGAAACACAAACTCTTTTGTACGAACTTCTAATTGCTCAAATGCTTCTAAGTGGATGTTATTACATTCGTTCATGAATAATCTATCACGACGAGCACCACGAAGTTTATCTCCGTTATCTGTTGAAAAGAACTCTATTTTACTTCCTGTCTCAAACTCGTAAATACTATCTGTGGCGTTCCAATTACTGTCCTTCCAATACTTATGCGTTTGCATAATGTTCTTGAAGTCTCTGAGTGCACCACGCTTTAAGTGCGGGATACTTTCAGCTACTACGCTAGTAAGTGTCGCCCGCTTATCGCTCTGTGCCAAGTTGATCAAGCAAAGGAGTATGCTGATTGTCTTCGATGCTGATGTTCCCCCCTGTATCGCTAGTACTCTCTTCTCCTTGTTCTGGGCTTTCTTCACTAGCTTCAGTACCTTGTGTGTTGCCGTTGTTATTTGATACATATCCTAGTATTGGAGTTGGTAAATCTTTTCCGTCACCACCTGTAAGTTCTGTTCTAGTGCTAAATCCTTCGTTCTTTTCTTTTCTCTCTACATACCACATGCTCTTTTCTACATCACCCTGTATAATCTTATCTCTTATGTTCTTTTTGGCTTGAAAAGCTGTCATTGCTTTAAGTGCGTTCTTACGCTCCAAAAACTCTGGGTGTTCTTTTTGGTAATTATACAAAGAACTTTTGCTAATGTTAGCCAAAAAACACGCTTGCAAATCAGTTGCATCATTGGAAAAAGCATCCTCTAGTTTTTGGATAGTGATTGCATCAAATACTGTTGGTCTTCCAATGTCTGCCATAGTTATTTATTACCGAATATATGCTCCCAAAGTTCTTCTTGGGTTTCAAATCCTCTTTCTTTTATATACTCTTCAAGGGTTCTTTCCTTTAACATAAACTTAGAGTGCGTCTCTGAGTTTTTCGATTGATTCGTCTTTGTCGTTTCTGATTTCAAGTGATTTGTATTTTGCTTCATAGCACAGTTCTTTATATTTTGATGAGACATCTTGTCTTCCTAAATTATCACCAGTTTGTGTAAGTCTTTTTCGCAATTCACTGTCGCTCATCTTCTGTCCGTTCCAGTACCAATCTCCTCCAAGGGTTCTTTCTACTAAGTTACCTGCGTCTGTATAATACGTTTTGGCTGGCTTATAGTTAAACTTATTAAGTAGATCACGGTTTCTTGTAGTAGTTATTTGTTCTTCGTATATTTCTTTTCTTATCTCTCCGCAGTCAAGGCATTCTTCTATCTGCATGTAGCTTGGTAAGTCATCTAAGTAGCACTCATCCTTTTCTATCACCAGCTTTTGTCTTCTTAGAAGCCCGTGACTTTTTATGTTTTGATGCTCGCATTCTGTCATATTCATTTTTCTTCTTTTTAGGAGATTTTTGAAAAGGATTGTTAGCGTTCATCGCTATCATATTAGCACTTCTTTGCTTTTTTAGACATTGCAAGTCTTCGTACTCCTGAACTGCTTGGTGCTCCTGAACCACCTTTCCCATCTTGTTTCTTCATTTTCTTTCCGTATCCACCGCCCATACCGTCTTCTTTCTTCGCACCTTTCTTTCCAGCAGCTCTTTCCTGCACCTTGCGGACAATAGCTCCTGCTTGAATACGTTTAGCTTCTGCCTTTGAAATGTCTCGTCGCTTTGCAATAGTGTCGATCGCTTTTGTACGA